GCAGCCCGCACAGAGTCATATTTTTAAGAATACTCACCAGCTCATATGCTATGTATAGAAGCCCGAAAAACTCCGCCACTCCAATTGCATTAACCGGCAGATATGACCGGATCGCTTCCGGAATGAAGCCGATCAAGTTTAAGTGCACGATCCGATCAAGTATTAGTAGGAACGCAAGGGACGCCACCATGGAGATTTTCCGTATCGCTCCATCAATACCAAAACCGCTGTTAAATTCATGTTCCTTTATTGCTCTGATGCAGCCGAAGCAGGTGTCCATCACCACTGCTAAAATAACCAGTTTAATAATCGAGCTTCCCCATGCCAGGGCAAGCAGTTCTGTAATTCTATCCATTTCCATTATCCTCACTCTTTCTCATATTCTTTACCAGTGATCTCCTGGTACTCAGCTGCAGTGATCCATTTATCTACTGCATTAACCACCCAGCTTAAGGGCCATAATTTAGCATCATAAAATCGCTTTACCTTTTCAAAGTTTTTACTCATGATCACACCTCCGCTGTTACGTCATTAATCATCTGCAGGTATGCTACCTGGGCACTTAATGCCTGAACCTGCTTTTGCGAATCTTCATACTGTTTCTGTATCAACATAAGAGTTTTATAATCTACAAAAGGATAACAAGCGTACCCTTGTAAGATTTTTACTCCTCCGTCGTCAAGCTTGTAAAGCAATTCCCCAGTAACTGCATCTCTTGCATTACTACCGTCTTCATTAAAAAGAAACTCGTATTGTGGTTCATATTTATAACCTTGGACACATACATCACAGAACGTCTCAAACATTTCTTCTCTTGTCTGTGCAACTTCGAATTTCTCTTTGTAATAATCTGGTTCTACATCAATAGATAATATTTCGTACTGATCATTTACATATATCTTCATTTTTTATTCCTTTCTTTATTTAATCTACAATATTACATTAACCTTTATCTCACAAAAAAACCGGCATAATATTAGATAGTACTAGCACGATTGCTAATTTTTAATTCATAAATATTTTGTGTAAATACTTTATGATCACTTTGTCAACTTAACCATATACGATAAACAGCTCCTAGCCAATACCGGAAAGCAACACCAAGTATAGAAGACGCTTGCATGTCGTTTATTGGTATGGATATTGTTTTATCTCCTGCACTGGTAACATATACCACTTTACTGGTGGTATTTATACTATTAAAACTATAAATGCCAACCCTCGCCTCTGTAGATGATTGCAAATTACTTATATAAAATTCTACATTCAAATAATTGTATCCAACAAACGAAACATTAACATTTGTTTTTATTACGTTATTGTTTGTAGAATTATATAAAAGTGTTATTTGCCCCGAATCAAATGATGTATAAGAGTAATCAGAGTACCACCCTTTAATATTATTACCCCTTAAATAAAAGTCAGTGGCGGTTGGGACATAACCTTCAAAAGTTCCGGTAACACCGCCTACCACAACACCTTTTTTAACATTTGCAGCAGACAGGTTGGAAACTGCATTCACCACCACATTTCCGGTCATATACTTTCCGGAGCTTGAAATGGTTTGCTGTGAAGCGCTCGGAGTAATCGTCTGTCCGGCTAAGGAAGCTATAGAACCCGTCAACTTGCTACCATTCACCCATGCCGTGTATCCGCTTAATATTTGCCCCGCTGCAGCTGTAGCACTGGTCTGACTGGATAAACTGTTTGCCGTTACGCTTCCTGAACCATTGTGATAGCCTGCAGGAACAGTGTAGCTTCCACCAGCATTCAATGCCTGACTTACCGCTCCCCGATTTGCCATTGTACCCGTAAGTGGTTCCCCATCAGCGCCGACAATTACTTTACCTGCCAGCACATCACCGACTCCGGCTGTCACCACATCAAGATCAGCACCTCCGCCTTTTAAAACAATACATTCTGCCACTCTTACACCCCCTTTGCCTGAATCTGAAAGTCTACTGCTGGTTTTTTATTATAACAATAGGCAGTCATGCTCCCTGCGCCAGTGACCACCCGATCTACGCAGGCATAAGCTTTGCTCTGTAGCTTCACATTTGCAGCCGTTATGCCGTCTGGCAGATACAGGCTTACTATTGGTTTATCATCTGCAGTTATGCCAGTCACACTGACCGTTTGAGTGTATGGAGCAGCGCTGCTCCAACTGGCAGTTGCCAGCGTTACTGTCTTTACAGCTTCCAGCTTATTAATTTCTGTGTTGGTTTCATTGATGTCATTGGCTCCAAATTTATCCCCGGTCTGCGTATAGGTTGTTGAGTCCGGCAGGCTGTAGGTGCCGTCCTCATTAGCGATCAGACGGTACCGGCGCTGTCCATCAAACATGGCATCCTTATAATCTGTTTTTAAACTCATGTGAAAACACCTCCATTCAGTGTAAATGATAATGTCTTTCTGCCGTTGTAACGGCTCTGTATATTGCTGTAAATCAGCCTGCAGGCTTCCTCGATCCGGTTAAGTTCCTGCCAGTCGATAAAGAGCTGATTCTCATAAAAAGTCTGGCGGCTGCCTATCTTAAATGCATAGGTTCCGGCGCAGATATAATCCAGGTTGGATTCAAACCGGTTAACCTCATCCGCATAGAAACCATAGTCTTCATAGATTTTATCTGTTCCCATTTCCTCAAAATCAAAATCCGGCCAGAGCAGAAGCGCCTGTGACCGGATCTCGTTTATATTTCCCTTTATGCGGTTATAGTCTTCTATGTTGAAGAAGTCCCCCTCTTTCCAGGTTGTTTTAGGAGTCTGCCACATTGCTCATATCCCTCCTTGCTTTAATGGTTCCGGACAATGCACCATTGAATTTCAAAGTATGATCATAGATCCGAAGCAGTAAATTCGATACGTATTTATTTTCCAAGAATGCGATATCATTCCCGTCAATCCTGGGTTCCCCTCTGTAAGTCAGTTCATATTCCCTGTCAGACTTCATATAGTCTCCAATCCAGTCTAAAAGGTTGGCTGCATGGATCGTATCTGACACCAAGGGATTTTCCCACACCTCCTGGCTTCCGGTTGTATTAAGCTGCCGGCTTACTTTGCTCTGGCTGGTTGTGTACTCTCTTCCCTTTACAGTGACTTCGATGGTCCCCGTAACCCCTGTGATCTCCACCGTAGCATAATAACTGCTGCTGTCTGTAATAGTCGCTGTCTGCCCTTCCTCTGGATCCGTAAGGGAACAGGAAAGATCATAGGACGGATTGCTGAAATAAAAGGTATACTGATTGTCTGATGCTGTAACGGAGATCGTTTCTTTTGCCAGTTCTTTTTCCTCCCCACTGGCACTGTAGAGTGTCCGGACAATCTGTAAATCCTTCACCTTGGTAAGCTGGGTTCCTTTTGGGGTCTTAGTCAACTCATGACCATATTCAAAGATATAATCCGTACTGTCACCGAACGTGATATTATTTAAGACCACCCGGTTATTCGGCTGCCCCTTTGTAAACTCCAGGACCAGCTTGTCAAACTCTTCGAATTCATGACTGATAATCGTTGTGTCAGTCAATTCGGTTATTTCGTAATCTTCCACCACTGTCCCATCCTTAAAGGCATGGAAGACCATTTCGGTTGGAACATTGCTGCCAAATTCCAGTGTCAGACCAAAGCATTTAAATGACGCTTCCAGGGTAATTTCCACCGCAGGGTTAGCTGCAAAGGTTCCATCACTTCCCGCCACGGCTTCTGAAATATATCCAGTGTTTAAAAGGGTAGCTCCCTCTGCCTGCCTTGGTAGAAAGTACTGGGCCGGTGCGGTGCTTGTGTAATCCTGCCCGGTCATGGCGTAAGCCTTTTTGACCGTCTTATCCAGGACTGCTCCTGCATTGCTGAAATAAGTCTGGTTATCGGATCCGGCTGTCATATCCGGGATAAAACTGGATTTTAGAAAGATATTACCCTCTCGATCCTGAGAAAGAATGCACCGACCGGCATTGGCAATCAGCTGCAGGGCTTCCTTGTGGGATACTGTAGGCATAGGATTTAACACATTTACGGACTTTAAATAGCTGTCGATCCAGTAAGTCCGCTCATCAATCCCGGCATCAGAAAACACATCAACTGCCAGATCGTAAAGACTAATTCCTTCTGGTCGATAAAGTCCCCGGTAATAAGTTCCGTCCATGAAGTCGAACCGGTCACTGGCTGAAAAGCTCATTTCCTCATCATCGGCAGACCACTCCTTTAACTGCACCGTTGCACCGGGAAGCCACTCTATGGATCCATCGTCAAGCTCCTGGCCATATAGAATCGTTATGTCCTGACCGATCTCCAAGAAGTTCACAGAGCTTTCTTCATTTTCTATATCAAAGGTTCTGTCCTTATTGCTCACCGTCATGCTAAAGTCAATGGTGGGAAGTTCCTCCATAACCGGGCTGATATACTCCTTTTTCGTAGCGGAAAGAATCTTCTGGTTATCAAAATAGATCCCAATCCCCATCGTCAGCTGATGGATCCGGAATCGGCTCTGACCGTTTACCATGACAGAGGGTGTAAATCGTAAAAAGGTAGCACCCTCAAATATTTCTTCCGTCACAAAACGCCCGGCTGCGTTCCCGGTGATTTCTACCGTGTTATTGTCGGACTCAATAGTAAAATCCACCGGATAAGCCTTTCCAAACTCTATGGTAAGCCCCTTTATGTCATAAGCAACCGGGAACCGGATTTCCACCGGTCCCATAAGCTGCTCCGACACAATTCCCTGATTCAGTACTACATCTGCTCTCTTCTGAGGAAGAAAGTACATGCTGCTGTCTACGGTTGTATAGTCCTGATCGCAGGTGGCGTAAAGCTCCTGAACCTCATAATTATCCAAGGGCCTCTTAAAACTGCTGTAATAGGTGTAGTTTTCCTGATCAGGAATATAAGCGCTCGCCTGTGCTTCCTGATTGATTAAACCGATGGTTACGCGGATATAGGTCTGGTTTCGCAGGCTGTCTTTCATATGGTCTTTGTATTGCTGACTTGCACTCTGCATCAGTCGATCACCCCGCAGTCAACCAAATTCACCTTGCAATTAATATATTTTGTGGGAAAACCATCATCATCAACCATATACGGTTCTGCTGACCGATCTCCCGGATACATCTTAACTGTCCTCCACTGATTTGATACCATATCCGGAAATTTGACCACAACAAAGAACTGATCAAACTCCTGCAGCATGGAGGACCATGTTTCTGCGTCTAAAATAGGCCAGACAAGAGCGTCGAGCTTATTTTGATCTCTTCCAATTTTCTGCCCTACAACCTCACCATTTGCATTCCTGGAAGATGATACGATTGTAGAAACAACAAAATTAAGACCTCTCTTTGGTGATGGAAAAGCCTTTCCATTCACGTATATTGTTGCTGCCATTTTTTCACCTCTCTTCCGACAAAAGAAAAGCACCCGGATTTCTCCAGATGCAAGTTATATCATAATACCTTATTCTTTTTTAAATATCTTATCGTTAACAGTATATTAATTCCTATAGCAAGTTCCAGAATTAAATAAGCTGGAGCTATGGCTAATGATTTAGAACAGATGAGCATGGAAATAACAAAGAAAATTATGCAAATAATCGCTGCTATTTTATTTAATTTCTTTATCGCAAGCACTGCACATGTCCCCCCTACCGTGAGAAACCATGAAATTGCAGTGGCGTTCTGGTTACCAATTATCCCGCCGTTGCTTGTTAGCACTCCACAGAACATCATAAAGCCTAAAAAGCCTAATACTGTATTAAACGCAACTACCCGTTCACCCTTTTTCTTGGTGATTTCCGCTTTTGCAACTTCTTCTTTTTTATGATTCAATGGATAACCGCAGTGAACACAATTTACAGCGTTTTCTGAAACTTCTTTTCCACACTCCGGACATTTAATTAACATACCAATCCCCCTCCTTTTTAATAATTATAGCAAAATTGGAGGGGATTGCAAGAAAAGTTATACTGTTCTGGTTCTTCTTAAACTAAAACCGCTCCGCTTCTGCGTATTGGTCTGAACCGTGGCAAGTGTTCTGCCATCGACTATCAAGTTAATATCTGATGAATCGCTTGATCCTGAATCCTGAAAAGCTGTCATAACATTAGCTACGGCGACCGCAACTCCTTCTGATACGGCATCAACAATCTGATCATTGTTCACAACCCCGGATTTGCTTCCGTACTTACCAACAAGTTCTGGTCCTGCTTCATTTGCTACAAAAAGTTGACCCGAATTTAATACGCCGCCATCAGCCAAGGCCGGAATGTTTATCTTTGGAATCTGGAAAAGTGTTACGCTGCTATCGTATTCTGCTCCAGTCACAGGGTTTTCCCAATGCCAATCAAAGGTAAATATGTCATTTACTATATCAATGAAAGAGTTTAGAACCTCTATGGCTGTCCTTACTGCATTCTTAAATATGTCCCTGAAAGCATCCGGAATCTTTTTCATGGCATCTTTCCACCTTTCAAGGGTAAACCATGATTCAACATCATTTGTCCACCAACTACTGAGATCAGCCTTCCAGACCCCAACGGTATCACTCCATTTGCTTTTAAGGCCGCTTTTCACGCTGTCGTAAAGACTTAACCATTTCTGAACTGTAAACCATGGGCTTACATCGATGCTCCACCAGTCTGTTAGATTATTTCTCCACTCCTCCGAAGTCTCGCCCCACTTCTGCTTTAACTGAGTTTTTACAGACTCGTATAAATCACTCCATTTCTGAATCGTAAACCAAGGAGAAACATTTTTATTCCACCAAGAATTAACATCTGTCTTCCAGACGTCCACCGCATTATCCCATGTGCTTTTTAACTCGTCCTTGATGGTTGTATATAGATCGCTCCATTTCTGAGCAGTAAACCATGGGGCTATGTAATTCGTGTACCATTCGTCCAATGATTTTGTCCATTCTTCAAATGTGTTTCTAAACCCTTCTACAATACCAAGAAGGATATTCATACCAATAGGTTTCATAGTTTCGGCAGGGGAATGGATTCCGAATATATTGCATACGGATTCCCAAACCCAATCAAACAAGTCTCCGATTGGCTCCAGAAGAAGAGCGAAAGCCCCGGTTATCCCTGCTCCAATTCCTGCAATTATGTTTCCACCGATTTCCAGAAAATTATCCGATGAAAAAGCCTTACGAAAAAAATTATCTGCATCATTAAAAAGTTTACTTGCATAATCAAAGTTAAATAGTTTGTTGGTGAAATTTTCCCAAAACGTCCCAGGTTCCCATTTCATCATCTCTTTAGTGATCGCTCCAAGGATAAACCCAACAACTGCTCCTATAGGACCACCTAAAGACAAACCAAGTGCAGTGCCAGATACGATCCACAAGGATTCCCCCATAGCATCAAGTACCCGCTGACCAAATTTCTCCCTTATAAACGCTTCAACAATCTCAATAATCTCACTTCCGATCACCTGAATAGCTGGAGTACTCCCATTTGACAAAACAAAAGTACCAAACGTCATGGCTAGCGAAGGTATACTTATTCCACCAGCAAACACCGCAGTGACCGCTGCTGTAATCTTTTTCCAAAGCGCCTTTACAATTACAGCAGGGCTGATCGATCCAACTGCTAATACCAGGTAAGTCACAATGGCTGTTTCTACGGGAGCTGTTGAGGCTGAATTCATATATGTCACTATTGCAGCCAATAATCCATCAACAATTAGTTTCCCTGTTTTTGCAAGTATGGTTTTCCAGTCCAGGTTATTTAAAAATGTACCTATTTGACTTCCTATTTTTCCCCAATCCGTATTTTCTACTGCCACTGTCAGCGTATCCAACAACCCTAAAACAAAGGTGCTCATTGCCCGACCGGTGGCAGCAAAATCATAGGTGGAAAAGAAGTTGTTAACGCCACTTGCAATAGATCTCCCAAAGTTAGACCAATCAAACGTCTCACCAAAAGAGAGCGCCGCATATAAAGCAGTATTCAAAGCCCCCGCAATTGTCTTTCCTACCGCTCCGAATAATTCAGGACTAATAAGTCCATTTAAAAACTCAGCCAATCCTTGGCCAAATTCACCCGTAGCAAAATAAATGGAAAGCCAATCAATAGAGTTTAAAGCATTGGTGATCCCTTCTCCAATATATACACCTGCAAGCTGATAATCTCCATTCTTAAAAGCCTGGCAGATTTTGTTTATCAATTCGCTTGCATCCGGAACAAGGGCTTCCGTCCAATCCTTGGTTAAATCCCCAAAATCAAGAGAAGAGTCACTCCCTGTCCCGCTTCCACTCCCGGAAGAATCCTCTGCGTTCAATACGTTCAGTTCGTCAATCCCCAGGCTGTAGTCTTTCAGCTTTTTTGCAGAGTCAGCTGCATCACTCAAATTATCGGCCACCGTCCCGGAGGATCCCGCCGCGTCTGAAAGAGCGTCACTGCTTCCACCTGCATCACCAAAAAGCGCCACGGTAAATGCTTTGAAATAACTTGCAAGCGTCTGCAGTTTTGCAAGTACTGTATTAATCACCTGAATTACAGGAGTAAAAGCATTAATAAGCCCCTGACCGATAGTTGCTTTCAGGGATTGAAACTGTAATTGCAAGACCCGGACCTGATTGGCCCAGCTCTTTGAGGTCCTTGCAAAATCCCCGGAGGCGTCTGACAAAGAACTCATAACGAACCGATACCGGAGCATTACTTTTTCCTGCTCCGTCATTTTTGCCGTTGTTTTACCAAAACCATTGTTTAAAGCATATTGATCAAGTGCCGTTTGGGTCATGACAACGCCGAGTTCTTTTAGACTTTCAGTCTCTCCGGTGAAGATACTTTTTAGCTTTGTGTAGGCTTCGTCTGTAGAAAGATTATAAAAGGACGCTACGTCCCCGGTAAGTCCTGTAATGGCAGCCGACATTTGATACCCGGCTTCTCCTGTAACTCCAAAAGACTTCGCCATAGCCCCGTAAGTACCCATGTACTTTTTTGCTGTCAGCTCCGACAGTCCAAACTGGGTTATGGCATTCTTGGCAAAGGCGTTCACCTGCTTACTCATGGAGCCGAACGTGACATCAACCACATTCTGGACCTCTGCCAAATCAGAACCAAGCTGGATACAGGACTTGCCAAAGGCTATTAATGCTGTAATGCTAAGAGCTGCCACAACTACTCCTGCAATCTTTCTAAAGGAAGATGCCATTTTTGATGTCTGGCGCTCCACATGGCTTGTGGTGCTTGTTGTCTGTTTCTTTACCTTTTCCAGTTCATCACGGTAGGGTTTTGTATAAGCCTCAATGATTACCTGGAGTTTTTCAAGCGTCATGCCTTCCAGCTTTACCACCTCCTGATCTGGCATGGTTGTGGCGGTATGCAAAGTCTATCATCTGGACCTTGTATGCCGCCGCTTCCTGTTCCTGTCTCTTCTTTTCAATATCAGAGCCTTCTTCTCCGAACAACTCCGGAAAATAGTCCCATAGTTCCATGATACCTACTTTTGATCCGTTTAAAATAAGGCTCACATACTGGGCGATATCCTTAGCCAGGAAATGCTTTTCTATGAGCCGTTGCTTTAGATGCCCGCGTTCTTTTCTTTCAGCACTCTCCAGAATATCCCGTACTTCTTCAATAGAAAGCTCCCAGAATCTTTCCGGAGCAATACCGCAGTCAATAGCTGCCGGGTAAAGCTGTCCGATCATGTCCGAAACAAAGGTTACATGACTTCCCTGGCTTCCTCCAGCTTCTCGTCCATCGCCGCCTGCTGGTCCTCCGAGAAAAAACCGGACACTTTATAAATCTCCATCAGTACGTCCGTCATGAAAGTGAGCTGGGTACCGCCTTCCTCACAATATTTGTCAAACAGGTTTTGCACATCGGCATATTTCATACCATGATTCCAGGTCTTCATGGCTCCTTGGGTAATTGTGAGCATAACTGCAAGAGGAGGAACGCCATCGAGCAAATTAAGCAGATTTCGCTTAAATTTATCTTCCAACTGGCAGATCACTGCAGTAGTCAGCTTCAACTTATATTCCTCTCCGCCCACGGTCCATACTGCAAAAGAAGGTCGTTTCTTTTTCTCCGGCCCCTTTCCCTTTTCCTCAATATTTCTTTCTACTTCCATTTTATCATCTAAACCATATTCCATTTATGTAATACCTCTCTTTCTTTATTCTGTAGGATCTGTCACTTCAATATCCGACTGAAGTCCCAGTGTTAAAGTAAATTCAATTGCTGCATTGACACCGCCGCCGCCTGCTTTCACGCTGCACTGAGCATCGAAGCTGAATTTCGTTCCATCGGGAAATGTCTGCTCAAATGATACTGTATCCTTATTATCAGCTACTGTTCTGAGCTTTCTGTAAGAAGAATCTGCTCCATTCTCCCATTTAAACTTGTACGCCAGATCTCCAGGATCTCCAATGCCAAGTTCCGAATGCTTTATTTTATCTTCCAGGGTGGTGTTATCCACTTTCTCCGGATCCACGCCAAGCTCCGGTACTTCTTTCAATCCAGACAAGACCGAATAAGCGCTTTCACCGCTTTTCTTCATTCCAAGTGTTATGCCATTTGCTAACATTTATCTGTCTCCTTTCTAATAGCTGTGATAGACCTGTTTGGTCTTTACATCAATTACCATTTCATACCGCATCTGCTTATGCTTTAAGCCGCTGGGATCCTCTACGTCCATACATTGGGTGCGCTTAAGTCCCAGAGCTGCTACGGCCTGATCGACAGCAACAGCTGCCGCTGAAGTACTTTTCCTTGCCCATATATCAATACGGTACCGGCAGTACGCCTTTTGTTCCTCCATGTCCGTATATTCAATGACCTTGTTATCTTCCTCCATGTACTGAATTGAAAGATCCTGTTCCCAGTCTCTGGGGTAATAATCTGTTACATTGTCTGTAACTGCGCACAGGGCCATATATACTTGATCTTTTACATTAATCATTTACTTACCTTTCTTATTTCCGCGGATAATACATCTTTTACTTTCCGGGAGATAATATCTTCATTATCTTTTAAACCAGGATACATAAAAGGCTGAGCTGCCTGTCCAGAGGTCTGATAAAAACGTCCCTCTGGGGTGTCAATAAAAAACCAGTGATATTTTTCCGCTGTTTCCGCATCCACCTGGCTTTCGTGGATCCACCATGGAGACTGAGAATAAACCGGTGAGACTTCAGGGGAAATGCCTGAGTGACTGGCTTCCCCCTTAGGCCCTGTTCCAAATTCCACATAAGAAGCGTATTTTTTATTGGTGTACACAGTTCCAATCACTTTGTCAGCTTCAACCACAACCCTGGTTTTAATACTCTGCCGAAGTTCACCATCATTCACTGGGCACATAAAAACGGCACCGGCCTGTGCGATCTTAACGCCCTGACCTATGGCTTTTTTGGCTCCAAGATCCGCAACGTCCTGGAGGTTACCATATTTTTTCATGAGCTTATCCAGCCCCTTTATACCGTCCGCCATTATAATTTCTCCAATTCCATGTACAGATGTGAGTATGGGCGGATCACAATAATCTTGTAATCCGGATCCGATTCTCCCGAAACGTATACACAGAAGCCATCACCTTCGCAGTATGTCTGTTCTCCCAGCAGATAACTGACACGTCCCTTTTCATCGGTTTCTATTGTGTAGCTTCCCGCAATCCGGCAGTTACGGATGTAGGAAAGCCTCTGCCCGTACATTTCCGCCTGCAGTTTTCCTCCAGCGGGCCATATTTCAGCAGTAACGGGCTTTGCTTCCCCGTACTCAATATAGGAATTTCCCTCATTGTCTTTCTTGGCTACTGCAGGTCTAAGGTAATACTTTTTCAGCCGGTTCCGTTTTAGTCTCATAAACCCTACCTCCTACCCGTACCAAACGATACCGGTCCAGTGTGCCATAAATATGTTTCGGGGCATCTTCAAAGCTGTAGCTTTCTCCTCCTTCACTCCGGCCAGACTCTCCCTCTGTTCCCATACGGTTTACAGCGATCACTGCCAAATCTCTGACGGTCTTTAATAATGCCGGGGGCAGCTCCGTCCGGTTGGTGTAGGCAAGAACGTATTCCTTTGCATCTTCAAGCAAAAGGGAGAGCAATTCTCCATCACTCTCCCCGGTCAGCATTTTCAGTTTTTCAACTTCTTCCACTTACATCACTTCCTTTAAGACAGCCAGGAGATCTTCTCTGCCAAGAGAAGACGCACCCTCAATCCCCTTTTCTTTTGCAAGTGCCTTTAATTCAGGGACCATCATGTCCTCCAGGTTCTTTTCCGGTTCTGGTGGGTTTTCGGGTTCTTCCTGTTTTTCAGGCTCTACCTCACTTGCTTCTCCCAGCTCCTTAAAACCATCTGAAATAAGTTTTGAAGCTATAACATCGTCTTTAACAATTCTTTCAACATTACCTTTTATCAGCCTCATATGGTGCCTCCTTATTCATTTGGCTCTTTAATGTTTAAGTAAATCGAGTCCAACTTATTATCAAGCACCCAGATATCATGGAAACGTCTGTAATCCATCTGCCAGGCATTTAACTTCTGGTTGATGTTCGGATCAAAGATTCTCATAATGTCCTGCTTTGTGATCGCAATAGGAGTTGTGCGAGGCAACACAACAAAATTGATATTTTTTGCTGTTGAACCCTTCACATAACCACCCTGTTCCTGACCAGAAGTCTTGCCATCATAAATGGTGATGGAAGTATACATTCTGTTGGAAGGTGTTGAAATAATGGGAACACCATCTACAGAAGGAACTGCTGTATCAATACCGCCCTTAGAAAATGTGGTGTTGATAATCTTTCCTGATAGTTCCAGCTCTAATTCCATAATGAAATCAGGCGTAGCATGGATTACCAGAGGACCATTGTATAATTCGCGGATTGCCTTAATGCCTTCTTTTACTTTCCTGAGTGCAGATGTATTTGTAGCTCCTGGCGTATAGCCGTAAGAAACCATTCCTGCCTTGTTGGCCGTGATTGTTTC